GGTGATTGGAAAGTACAAAGCAACGAATGGAACGTAGAAGATTCAGGTAAGTGGAGAACCGCAGACACTGATGACTTCTTCTACGAGATCGAGGAGCAAAAAAATGATTGATAAAATTAAAAATGCAGCCATGCACTACTGGACTGAACACAAAAAAGTAGTAATCGCTGTGGCTGTTGTAATTGTTATAGCAATAATATTGTAGGTTTTATGACGGGAGATTGTTATGAATTACAAATTCACTGCAATACTCATAATTCTATTGTGCCTTATGGCATTTTTTTTAGAACCTGGATATATACCTAGATGAGTAAAAAGCCTTTAAACATATCTGAAGAAGCAGCTGTGCAAATGCCAATGAAGACGGTTGCCAGTTTGATCGCGATGATTGCGGTCGGCACCTGGGCTTATTTTGGTATTCACGAAAAACTAAATCAACACAGCACAAAGATAGAGTTGATGACAAAAGACTTAGAACAAAACTCAGAGTTTAGAATTAAATATCCACGTGGAGAGCTTGGTCAATCAAGTGGAGAGGCAGAGCTTTTCATGTTGGTGGAACACCTCGCAGGTGTTTTAGAAGAAGTAGATAAGGAAGTAAAGAGCATGAGAAACAATGCAGTAAACATAGAATTTTTAAAAGATAGGACGAAAAAACTTACAGAAGACGTAGAAAAATTAATTAGAAATGGATCCGGAGCACACTAATGGTTGAAGTTGTTTTTGCTTTATTACTCATTGTGGACAATAAAATTGTGGAGCATCGTATCCAAGACAACCTCAGTTCATGTCTCAAGGCCAAGCGATACGCTATGAAGGACAAAGGTGCTAAAGATAGGGTCACCTACCAATGCCTAAAGTCTAAGGCAAATATAGAGATATATATGGGGGAGAAAAAAATTACCTCATTGATTCTTGATTAATGAGGAAGGTCAATAAAAAGCGCAATCCTGTGGCAAAACAATTAAGACATTTTAAGAAAAAAGTGTTAAAGAATAAAAAAGCATATGACAGGAAAAAATTTCAAATTTCAAGCTGAAGTCGTCACAGGTAAATGTCCTACTTGTGAGGAGCTCACAATGCTAGTCGGAATTACAAAATCTTTTTTTAGGTGTATGACTTGTGGTGCAGATCTAGAACAACATATAAATGGTAAGATAAGTTATATACCAGCGTTGCATAGCAATACATTAAAATCTGATTTAACAAAGTATTTCGATGGCGAAGAAGTTTAAAGATCACGTAGCACACGAACCTGTTTTTCACAAAACTAGTATTGGACGTAAACCAAGTTTAACAAAAATGAACAAAAGTAAACGACGTAGTTTCAAAAAATACCGAGGCCAAGGAAGATAATGGAAGTAGCTTTAATATTATATATGTGTTCTGCAATAGAGAGAACTTGTTTAGATCCATACGTATGGCCAGAAACATTTTATGATAAATATGGTTGTATGGTGCAGGGCTACGAAGAAAGTGGAAAAAAGATAGCAGAAGTTGGGCGAAAAGATGTCAACCAATATGACCTTTATATTAAATTTGAATGCACAGAATTTAAGATAATTTTACCAAAACCTAAACCTAAAATTACAACCTAGAATTGTTCTAAAGTGTCTGTCCGTCCCAAGAAAGGGACGAACAAACAAAAGGTGTGAGAAGAGATCTTCTTTTTATATTAAATAAATAATACTTGCAATACTTGTTTTATTATTGTAAATTCCCATATCTATGAGAAGAATTAATCAAAGAAAGGAATAAAATGGCAGATCCAAACAAATTTAAATCTGTGTCTGTACCAATAGAAACCTACAAGAAACTTCGTTTTCTTGCTGCAGGTAAGTTTGTTGATGCAGAATTAACGGTTAGTAAAACAATTGAAGCTCTTGCTACAAGAGCCGCAAAAAAATTAGGATACAAAAATGGAAAAGCAAACAACAACACGTAGAATTATTTGCTACGAATGTAAAGGTAATGGTTTTATACATGGTGAGGCTTTTCAAGTAAAACAATGTAAGGTGTGTGATTCGGAAGGTGAGTTATTATCAGATGGTAAGACTCACATGAAATTGATGAAGGTGGTGGACAATGCGAGATTGCAATGAACGATACCGACATTGCTTACATAGCAGGACTATTTGATGGTGAAGGGTGTGTATCATACAAACAATATATGCAAAAAAGAAAAGGTAGGAAGAAAGCCTATCCTTTCTGGCAAATCAGACTGGAAATTGCTATGACAGAAAAATCTATCTTAGTTTGGTTATGTGAAGTATTAGGTGTGGGAACCGTTACAGAAAAAAGATATAAGATAAAATATACATTAGGTTGGAAAAAACAATGGCGTTGGCGTTGCAGTCATCGTGATGCGTTTAAAGTTTGTTGTTTAATATTTCCATACGCCCATATTAAATTAGATAAAATACAAAAAATAATACAACATTACTCTGATAGAAAATTAAGAGTTGATGATAATGTAATTAATCTTGAGTGGTATAAAACTTGGATAGCATCTAATAGAGATTTTAAATGACATTTAAATTTGGTGTGGGTATGTTGGCGATGGGATTGATTGCGATTGGAATCGCAGCAATCATTGCCTATTTTATAATTAATAAGGTACATAATGAGAATAATACTGATAATTAGTTTTTTATTTTTAATTGGCTGTAGTGCAAAGTTTGATGGCTATGATCCTTCAACTGCTGTAGTAAGGTGGATAATAACAAATAATAAATGAAAACTAGAATACACGTAAACCAACATAAGATTAGATCTAACATGAAACATGGGACCAATGATCCTGTAATCACGGTTAAAACATCTAAGTCTAATACTTACACTCACAAGGTTGAAATAAAAGGACCTAGTAAAGTTATCTATAGTCCGGATAAACCATTGTCTTGTGGCGCGAAAGTGTGGATCGAAACTGAATCGGAGGTAATTACGGCGTGAAAAAAAATAATAAATTTAGATATCCTAAGACAAAACGTGAAATGATAGAGGGCTTACGTCATTATAATATTGATGATAAAGAAAAATTACCAAGTGTTACAACGATACTCAAAGCTACAGAGAGTGAAGAAAAGAAACAAAAACTAGCCGAGTGGCGTGAAAGAGTAGGTGAGGAAGCCGCAACGCGGATCGTGGATGAAAGTGGTGCACGAGGCACAGCGATGCACAAAATTTTAGAGAAATATATTTTAGAAGAAGGTTATGTTGACGAGACTAATGTAGGTAAACAAGCGCACAACATGGCAATTAGAGTGATTGAACAAGGGCTATGCAATGTCCCTGAATACTATGGCACGGAATGTACTTTGTATTACCCTGGACTTTATGCCGGACAAACGGATCTTGTTGGAGTACACAAAGGCCAAGATGCTATTATAGATTTTAAACAAACGAACAAACCGAAACGTCGAGAGTGGATCGAGGATTATTGTCTGCAGTTAGCAGCATATGCAATGGCGCATAATTTTATTTACCGGACACAAATTACCAAAGGTGTGGTTATGATGTGTAGCAAAGATAATTATTACCAAGAGTTTATTGTAGAAGGTAAAGAGTTCCAACAATATAAATTTAACTTTTTGAGGAGGGTTGATGAATACTATAAAACAAGAGATGCAAAGACTAAACAGGATAGCTAATCTCTGTAATAAGACGGAAGGTGAGATGAAAGAGATGTGGAAGCAAAAGTGGCATGAATTAGTCAAAAATGTGGCAAGGAGGTTAGATGAGTCTAAGGTTGAGAGATCTACAACAGATTCTAGGAAAATTCACTGACGGCAACAAAGGCACCGCTATATCTGATTGTTTTGTTTATGTAGAGAACGATCAAGGTGGGTTGAATGAGATTGGTAGAATAGAATTACAAGAGAGCAGATTAATAGGTAAAATAAATAGTTCAGCAGCTTGGCGTGTTGTTCTTAAAAAGGATAGGAAAATGACCCAGCTGCAGTCTACGACGTATAAAATATGATGGAATCCCTTGGGAATGGGGTGGAAGCGAGAGTGGAAGCCCCTTAAAATATGAAAAAAGTTGTAATACAAAGTGATAATATCACCCAAAAGCAGTGGTCTAACCTTATTTTAGAGCTAAACCTGATGCGCAAAGCGTGGAAACCCTACGCCAAAATACAGATAGTGGGTCGTGGTGTTAAAAAGATAGTAAAACATGGCACAAAACGATATGGAATTTAGAATAGTTCTAATGTGCCACGCTATAGTGGAATATTTGGGCAAATTTTTTTTTCAGTCATCAAAAAAAACTCGTGGCACAGGTGGCACAGAGGCAAAAATAGGTTAAAAGTGTTGGTATTAGCGAATAATAGGTGTGCCACGACGTTGAATTATGGTGGCACAGCGTGGCACAAATGGCGTATTTACTAGCTTTTTTGCAATTATGCCTTGGCACACTATCCTATTCGGCGCGCGCGACCTTTTTTGTTTTTTTAAAAACTTTTTTGCCCAAATATTCCCCTATAGAGTATATATTGAATTATGAGACGTCCAAAGAAATCTAAATACAAATCAGTTGTTATCAAAAAGAAACGATATTACTTCTATGAAATCTTATGGGAGGATATCACGGCTGACGGAGGGCATGCTACTGCCTTTGAATTCATGGGTTTTATGCCTAGCAGAATGATAACTAGGGCGTATGTATTTGAAAAAGATAATAAACACGTAAGAACCTTTGCATCTTATGAAGAGAATGAAGAGTTATTTTCTGATAGAAATGTATTCCCAAAATCGTGTATAATTAAAATGGAAAAAATAAGTGAAAAATAAAACACTAACTAAAAATATGCCCAACGTAAAATGGAATGCAATACCTCCAGTGCGTGGGCCTAATCCACAGGGAGTAAATAATGCAATACGAACCAGTAATAAACAAATGGTCAGTAGTAAAAAAGTTTCCAAGAAAAATGTTTAGTAGACTTATTTCTGTTCTGAATGATTATCAGGGCTTGTTAGTTCTTTTGATTCTACTAACTCTTCTTCTGGGGTAATATTAATTAAAGTTTTGTGATCTTCTAAAATTTGATTCATCTTAGCTTCTAATTCTTTCTCAGACATATTATCTAAATTACCAGACAAGACTAACTTTTGATCTACATATAAACCACCTGCCTTACCTCTAGCTATCTCCGCGTTTATGGCTGCAGACCACGCGCCCTTCGCTCGCGCGTCTTCTCTTAACTTCGCTAGTTCCCCGATATGTTTTTCAAATGTGATGCCGTATTTTTCTTGTATCTCTGCTCGCAACTCACCAATATATTTTACAACCAATGGTGCTATCTTAGGATTCCGTAGCTCGCTCGCAGCCTGTCTTGGTCTGGTCTTGTATCCTGCCTCGTAGGCACACTCGCTCGGGCTCTTGCGTCCCTCGTTGTATACCAGCAATTCTGCAAATTTAATCTGTCGTTCTGTTAGTTTTTTAGGTAGACCCATAGCTTGTGCTCTTATCGTAATATATCGTATA